GCCAGTTCGAGTCCCATGAAGCATAAAGGTTGAGTGGACTCGGCCGTCCTGCTGAATGTTTCTGAGGATGGCGTCGGCATATGTCCCTTTGTTCTTCTGCGCGCCGCGATGGAGCTTCAGGGCCTTGATGACGGGGTGTTGAGGGAGCTGATCGAGGACTCCTTTGGCTGTGCTTCGGTTGGTGCCGGCTGGAGGCTTGAGCTTGAGGTGATCGAATATGAGGGAGGCCATTTGCTGAGGGGAGCCAGGATTGACTTCTCCCTGGTACCCATATTGTTTAGCCACTTCTTGGATTTGGAGGTAGGCCTGGTCTATTTCTTTTTGCAGACGCCGTTGCTGTCTCTCGACAGCGAAGCGGGATACCATAATCCCGTGGTGCTCGACGTGCCACAAGAACTCTGATGCAGGCAGGAGGAGTCGGGTGTATAGCTTTTCGAGAGCGGGATCCTCTGAGATACGGCGGCGGAGAATGGGGAAGATACCGGCTGTGTTGCCAACGTCGAGGGCCAGATAGTTGAAAAGGACATCTGGAGGCACTTTTGCATATGAGTCAGCCTTTCTAGGAGCGTATTGTTTGATGACATGTTTGTAGTCTGGGGATCCTAAGAGGTCTCCTGAGACCTGTTCTAGGTCGTGGATGCCGCCCTGCTCGTCGTACGCGTATGATAAGAGCATGGTGTCCTCATCGACTCGGCTACTGCAGCCTTCTCTTCTAGTGAACGAGACGTCAAACTTGCCATTGTGCCATACAAGTTTGCCAGGGTACTTCCGGAAAAATTCCCTGAGCATGGGGATGGTTGAACCGGATCGAGGCCAGTCTGGATGAGCCCCAATCTCTAAGGCCTTTTCCGGGCTGACCTCACCTACAAAGATGTATACTAAGCGGGGATCGTGTGCAATGCCTAGGCAGAGAGTGTTGTCGTCAAACCGATTGAAGCCTGTGGTCTCTGTGTCACAGTATAGAAGGGGCTTCTTCATCAGCCTTCGTAAGGTTGCCAGCACGCGCTCCTTGGTGTGGCAGACATAGTAGAAGGTTTGTACGGGTTGTTTTTTGGGGAATCCTCTTAGCAGGTCAATTGCATATTCTAAGTCCATTCTGAATTGTCTGTAGTTCCCAGTACCTCTCAAGAGAGCAGCAGGGTGCAGCACCGGTAGTATCCCCAGCTCAGAGAGAGGGGATGGAATGAGCTGTCCTCTCACCTGTGTGATTTTGAGGGAGTAGTTGCCTGTTAGAGACCACAGTGCATGATTGCCACAGGCTACGATCAGTTTACGAGGGTGCTCTTGTATTTGGTCGATGAGACGAGGTCTGCAGGCGAAGGCACCTTGCTTGATAGCCTCGGTGTTTCTGCGTGCGTCGTCTTTCTTTCTCGGGGGTAGACATTGTAGACTGTTAAGGATTAGGAAATTCTCTGGAGGTACATTCCACTCCCTCATGAGGTCCCAGTTCGGCATAGTACGCCAGAATACTGTACCTGAAGGCCCTACTAGAGGCAAGCCATGCCGGACTTCCTCATGTCCAGGCGCTTCACTTACAAATACGATCTCGGAGTTGAGGCTGCCTCTGGAGCCACACCTAGGGCCACCGTATGGGCATCCTGGACACGGTCTGAGGTCGCTGCTTTCTCTGGAGCAGGTGGGGCCTGCTAGGTTTGCCATTAGACAAGTTCCCCCACGTTGATGGCTTCTCTTATCAGATGCAGGTTTTTTATTGTCTGAGGGTTGAGAGCTGTGTACTGTTTGGACCAGTAGTCATTTCTGGGGCCTGCCTGATCACCTTTGAAGTCGAGGTCGATGATGATGTCCCTCTGCCCTAGTCTTAGAGGGACTGCACTGTCAATTCCCTCTACGTCTGGACTTCTGGTGCATTGGATGTCGTCTTCGATGAGGTCACTCAGACCCATCAGGTGTATCTTTACCATTAGCCTTTTTGCCTTCAACAGGGTGGGCAGCCTGGTCCCTACGTTCTGTTGGATGCGACGAGGGATGCCTACCCATTTAACTCGATCTTCTCTGACTGCGAGACTGTCAAACAGATATATGGCTCTGTCAATGTCTTTTGATGTTTTCCCTTGGATCACGTACATATATTCGCAGTCAGGTGTCTTGTCTCGGATTCTGCCGAGGTATTCAAGGGAACCGAAGGCAGTGGTCTGAGGATCGTCAGGCCTATCTGGCAGTACTATGATACGGTAGAGGTCGGGACCTAGAATGTCGTAGGCTTTCTTCATGACCTCCCACGTAACTGGAAGCCCCAGCTCTACTACAGAGTTATCAATAATAACAGTCGAGTTGGGAGGTAAAAAATTTTCCCACTCTTTGGCATTGTCACATATGTCATGCGCCAGAACAAGATGGTAGCCTCCCAGCAGTTCAGGCGGTCCCCCCTTCTTCAGCAGTTTAAGGAGCTGGATAGGCGCCACAGGTGCGAACTTGCAGGCCATGTCATCTGATTCCTGCTAAGCAGAAAAATTCTTCCCTGGCTGCCGAGACATCTCTAAAAACTCCCCTCACACAGCTGGTGATCGTCTTGACCTCAGGAGCTCCTACGCCTCGAGCTGACATGCACATGTGCTGAGCTTTGATCACCACGATGGAGCCCTTGGACTCGAGTTTGTCAAATAGTGCATCTGCAACCTTCTCGGTGATAGCCTCCTGCAGGGTTGGTTGTTGGGTTCCATAGGCTTCTACCAGCCTAGTCATCTTTGAAATGCCAATGATCTTTTTGTTGGGGATGTACCCTACGTAGGCGTACCCCAACATCGGCAGAAGGTGGTGTTCGCAGACACTGCGAAAAGGGATTTTCGATTGTACAACCATTCCATGGATTGAGGACTTGTCGCTTACTGCCTCAAACCCTTCCCCTAGCAGTTCATCGACGTCGAATGGATTGAAGAACTCCAAGAGGTATGAGATAAATCTGTCGGGAGTACGTTGGATAGAGGGGTTTTGGGAGGTGCAGTCCATCCCCAGCAAGCGGAGGGCGTCTCTTATATGTGTGATGGCTTTGTTGCGTTGCGGTGCGTATATTAGAGTCTGAGGTAGAGTCTCAACGTTTGATTGGTCTGTGTCATCAGACATTTTTAGACTCCTTTGCTGTGCTGTGCTCTATAAGAGGAAGTGGAAGTGATTACTGGCTATAGCCTGTAAACCATGTTTACAGAAAGCTCGGTCCGCCCTAAAGCCTTGGCAGTTTTACGCATTGCATGGTTGTCCATATGAGTCGTACCTATTATGTTCTTTGCTCCTGAGTCTCGTGCCTTCTGAACTAGTTCTTTCCACATCTGAAGGTATACTCCCTTTCGGCGGTATTCAGGATCTACCCAGCCAAGGTGAATGCTTACTGTTTTCGCCCATTCGCTGTATATCCAGGTAATGATACCAATTGCTTTGCCATCTACGACTGCTAGAATCGCATTGTCATCCCACCCTACAGATAAGACAGGCTCGGACTGATTTGTTGAAATGAGTTCAGCTTGTACTCTTGCAGCTAGACAGGCTGCAGGAGTATAATTTAGACCCTTGTGGTGAACGATTTCGATACCCACGTCAAACTCCCTTGGCGTGTCCCCAAAGTAAGACATGCAGTTGAGGCAGTACTCGAGCGTCGTGTAGTCTCGGCCGCTTTAGAAACTCTGTAGCCAGATAGCGGTAGCTGAGGAGTACTTTCTGTTGGGCCTCCTCTTTGGTCTCTCTGCCTGAGGCGGGGAGAGGGGTACCTGCTGACAGGTAAAGAGGGATGTCGGGAAATTTTGTGTGGAGAGACTCTGCGAAGTTCAGATCCTTCTTGGTAAAGATGACAATCTTGAAGATTAGCTTTCTTCGCCACCTCCCGTAGTACTCGTATAGTACGTTCAAGTCTAGTTTGTCTACCATTCCGGAAGAGGGGCCCTTTGGTGAGCAGGTAATTAGGTTAACAAGATCGAGCCAGTCAGCTGCAATGGATCCCTGAGTTTCTACGGCCACCTTCAGGTCATCAATGCGCAAGCCCCCCACCAAGTCGGTCAAGTTCCAAATGGCAGGATTACCGCCGCTAATAGTAACCCAGCCGTGAATAGGAGCAGTCTTAGTATGATCTCTAAACTTCTGGAGGATTTCATTAGGAGTCAGCCACTCGGCATTACGGTGAACCTCGTCTTGGTCTAC